TGTTCGCAATCAAGCAGAGATTTTTCCTGAGTATCGTGCCAAAGGTTACGGTACTATGCTGTTACTTGCCGCAATTAAAACAGCAGGCGATTTAGGTTTAGACTTTGAAGAAGATACACAAAGCCTAACACCAGCAATGAGTAGAATATACGATGAACTAGATGATAGTGGTATGATTTACGGTGGCCGTGGTGCATGGGCAATTAGTCCAAGTGGCGAAATGGAACTTGAAGATTTTTTAAACGAAAACTTTGCAGAATGATAGATATTGAGTATTATATAAAAAAGTTAAAAGAACATGAGTCACAAAGACTAAGTACTAACGAACGCAATGCTTACTGGAAGAAATACAATGAAAATAAACGATTTAAACACTCTTAGCGAAGGCTTACAATATCATGTTAGCAAAAACTTGCCACTGAGCGAAAACATTTTTCGTCCAGGCAGTGAGGAGTTTTTTCGTTTAATTGACGAAGCTAGAAACAAATTTAAACAAGGTGAGATCCAACTTGATTGGTTTGATCAAGAACTACTCAACACAGACATTGGTACTATTGTTGAATTGGCCAGTGGCGAAGAAGTTCCATTGGACATTCCGTTTTACGAAGACGAACAGCTAGATGAAGCAGTTCCGGCTGCGGTAGTTTGGATAATCAAATGGGCTATTAGATACGGCGCATGGCCAGTAATCAAGTGGTTGTTAAAAAAGCATGGTGGTAAAATCTTCGGCGGCGCTGCTATAGCATATTATGTTAACCAGGGTTGGGAATGGGTTGAAGGCGCAATTGGTGCTGAATACGCTCAGATGTTAATCGACAATGGATTCGAAATTGGAATGGCAGTGACATTTATTTTAGGTGCTGTAGCACTTAAAAGAATCATTGAACGCCAAGGCGCACGACTATTTAAAGTAAACGAAGCATTACTAGAAGATGAAGATATGGTTAATGAAATTTGGGGATTTGCTGCTGGCAAAAGCAAGAAGCGTGAACCGTATAAACCAGTGCCAGAACCAACAGAACCTAGTATGAGAGAAAAGATAGCAGCAAGACGTAAAGCCGCTGCGCAGGGCGACAAAGAAGCATTCCGTAAAAGTTACAAAGATATCGCCGAAGCAAGCAACACAGGCACATACCGTGACGAAGAAAACAACATTGATGTAAAATGGCAGCAATTATCAAATGGGCACAATGAATATTTTGATATTGAAGCATACAGAGATGGCGAGAGAGTAGAAATCAATAATCAACAAGCCGATCGTTATATCTACTTGATCAAACAAGAAATGGATGAATCTGTAAACGAAGCAGAGTACCAAGGCAAAAAGGTAACTCTCAACACACCCAAGCGTGGCGGTAGTAAGAAGTTCTATGTATACACTAAAAACAAAAAAGGCAATGTAATTAAAGTTAGTTTTGGACAACAAGGCATGACTGTAAAAACAGACAACCCAGGGCGTGTAAAAGCATTTGTTGACAGACACGATTGTAAAAACAAAAACGATCGTACCAAGGCTGGCTATTGGAGTTGTAGACTTCCACGTTACAAGAGCTTGGGCATCAAAGGTGGTCAGTGGTGGTAAAGCCATATAATGACAAACATATTAACGAAACAACCAAAATAAGAACATTTGACTCAACAGTTGATTCAAATGAACTAGTATGGCATCAAGACCACAATACCAGAAACATAACTGTATTAGAAGGACATGGCTGGGCATTACAGTTAGATAACCAATTACCTACGCAAATGTTGCCGGGAATAACCTATACAATCCCCGCAAAAATATTTCACAGGGTACTAAAAGGTGTTGACAATTTAGTTGTAGAAATCACCGAGGACTATTCGTAAGGCGTACCGTAGTCGATTACACCAGTATCGCCACGCTCAGGAAAATAATCCTGTTGTGTTCCGTTTCGTTTAACATCTAGTGTAATACAATGCAATCCCCCATCTAAGAAGTAACGATGTCTCCATGGCACATGCACTGGTTCCATATTGTGCTTTTTGAGGAATTCAATTACTGTTGGGTTCATGTTGTTAACACACACATGATGTTCATCGAGTACCAATACATTAACATCAAATACTGTTTCTTCTACAAAACCTACCCAGTCTTGCAACCAAGTCTCTACAAAATGTGTTAGTTCGTCGTTTTCTTCTTCTCCCGGTACCCACCATTTGCCATTGACTTTTTCTTTCATACTTGTAAATCCTTGTACTTGCCCCCAACTTTGATTAGGCAAATAGCAAACGTCCCACCCAGGAAATGTGTCTTGATAGGTTTGTATATCAAGTATACTGAGAATTGCACCTGGCTTAATTGTGTGAAAACAGCCATCACTGTGCCCACCATGGTTTAACGTGTTTACTCTTAAATTTGGTATGTTTTGTTTAAGTGTTTGTAATTGAGAATCTCTTAACTTACAATCATATTGGTCTATGTATATGTCCCTACCAACCATAGTATAAGATGGCGCAAATATACCTTCAAGTTCTATTTGTTCCTTAATATCAACCGAGTCATTATAATTATAATCAAAAAATCTTTGAGATACTCCATTTTCATAATGAGTATGAAACAACTTATTTCCGCCAACAAATTGCATATCTCTTGTTTGCAAAGGACTTCGAGGAACGCCCGATGACCAATACTGACCTCTGCCTTGGTTGTCTATGTAGTCCATAATACCTTTGCTGTGATCCAAGTAAGGCCTTATTACATTGCATCCAAAATCATTGAGTACCTTTTCGTAGTGCTCAAGATCTTCTTGAGTTTCGTCGGCAATTCTCTGTAGTGCGCTACGTATTCTTGCGTTTTTAATATTGTCAAAGAACGCACTGCGATAGTGATCGCCAAGCATCACAGTTTCTAGCTTGTCCCATTTATTCCAGATATTGTATTCCCCAGCAGAGACATTGTCTAAATTAGTAGAATTTTCTTTTGTAAAGTCGTATGTGCCAAACTTGTTTGATTTAATATCTTCTCTTAGATCCAATGGTGTGTACTCTTTCTATATTTTATACTATTTATTTTGTTGACAACTGTGCCATAATCCTATATTGTAAATACAATACAAACGAAAAAGGTATCTAAATGACATCCGTACGAAACTTTACACAAGAAGAAAAAGACAAGCTTACACAGCTAATTCGCGAAGGCAGTACTGTAATGCAAGAGGTCGAAGATCTTAATGGTGGTCTTAAAGACACTGTAAAAGCAATTGCCGAAGAAATGCAAATTAAGCCAGCAGTGCTTAACCGTGCTATCAAAATTGCACACAAAGGCGACTTTGCTCGAGCCAGCGAAGATTACAGCACCCTAGAAGACATCTTGGTAGCAGTAGGAAAAGACCATTAATCAAAATATAATATATATTTTAAAAGAACAAAAGGATCCTGCATGAGCTACATTGACGCAATTATCGACCGAGACACTGATCGAATTCGTGTCGTTGAACGAGTAAACGGCAAACGTATCTTTAACGAGTACCCAGCCAATTACGTTTTTTATTACGATGATTCTCGTGGCAAATACAGGACTATCTACGACACACCAGTGACAAAATTTGCTACCAAGAGTAGCAAAGAGTTTCGTAGAGAACTCAAATCACATGAAGGCAGTAGTCGTCTTTGGGAAAGTGATATTAATCCTGTGTTTCGATGTTTAAGTGAAAAATATCTAAATGTTGACGCACCCAAGATGAACGTTGCGTTTGTGGATATCGAAACTGATTTTGATCCTAAACGAGGCTTCTCGCCGCCGGAAGAAGCATTCAGTGCAATCACAGCAATCACTGTACACTTACAATGGTTGGATCAATTAGTGACACTAGCACTGCCGCCCAAAGGCATGAGCATGCAAACAGCAAACGAAATCGCTGCAAAGTTTGACAACACTATTATGTTTGACAACGAAGGCGAAATGCTAAAAGTATGCCTGGACTTGTTGGACGATGCAGACATTATAAGTGGATGGAACAGCGAAGGCTACGATATTCCATATATGGTTACACGTGTAACACGTGTTTTAAGCAAAAACGATACTAGACGTTTTTGCTTGTGGGATATGTTGCCTAAACAACGCACGTTCGAAAGATTTGGTGCAGAACAAATCACATACGATTTGATTGGTCGTGTGCATGTTGATTATATGCAACTGTATCGCAAGTACACTTATGAAGAACGTCACAGTTATAGTTTAGATGCAATCGGTGAGTACGAACTCGGCGAACAAAAGATTGCGTACACAGGCACACTAGATAGCCTTTACAACAACGACTTCGAAAAGTTCATTGCTTATAACAGACAAGACGTTGCACTACTAGACAAACTAGATAAAAAACTACAGTTCTTGGATTTGGCTAATCAATTGGCACACGAAAACACTGTGTTACTGCCAACAACAATGGGTGCGGTTGCTGTTACAGAGCAAGCTATTATTAACCACGCACACAAGCAAAACTTAATTGTTCCTAATAGGACACGCCACGATGGTAACACGGCAGCAGCAGGTGCTTATGTTGCACATCCTAAAAAAGGCATGCACGAATGGATCGGGGCAATTGATATTAACAGTCTGTACCCTAGTGCCATTCGTGCACTAAACATGGGTCCAGAAACTATCATAGGACAATTACGTCCAGTGATGACCGACGAGTACATCGAAAACAAAATCACAAACGAGAAAAAGAGTTTTGCTGATGCATGGGAAAACATGTTCGGTACGCTAGAATACGAAGCAGTAATGAACCGTCGAGCAGACGTTATGCTCACACTTGATTGGGAACCACATGGCAGCGACGAGATTAGTGCCAAAGACTGCCATGATTTGATCTTTAGCAGCGGGCAGCCTTGGATTATAAGTGCCAATGGTACTATCTTTAAGCACAATCAAAAAGGTATTATTCCTGACTTGTTAGAATTTTGGTATGCAGAACGCAAAGTGATGCAAGCTAAAAAACGTGAAGCAACTGAAAAACAAGATATTGAGTTTTGGGATAAACGGCAACTAGTTAAGAAGATTAACTTGAACAGTTTGTATGGTGCTATTCTTAATCCAGGTTGTAGATTTTTCGACAAGCGTATCGGGCAAAGTACTACACTAACAGGACGTAGTATTGCCAAACATATGGACAGTTTTGTCAATGAAGCAATTACCGGCAAGTACGATCATGTAGGTGATGCAGTAATATACGGCGACACTGACTCTGTGTATTTTAGTGCCTGGCCGATTATCAAGGATGCTGTAGAAGCAGGCGAAACCGAATGGAACAAAGAAGTTTGTATACAGATATACGACAGTATTGCGGATCAGTTAAATGAAAGCTTTCCGGGGTTCATGGAGCGAGCGTTTAATTCGCCACGTGAGTTGGGCTCAATCATTCAAGGTGGCAGAGAACTAATTGCCAATAAGGGCTTGTTTATTAAGAAGAAACGGTATGCAGTAGATATCTTTGATATGGAAGGTACTCGTCTAGATGTCAATGGTGAAACTGGCAAAATCAAAGCAATGGGCCTTGACTTAAAACGCAGTGATACTCCAAAATTTGTCCAAGATTTCTTAAGCCGATTGCTAAAAAGTGTTCTTAACAGTGCGTCAAAGCAAGAAGCTATTGACATGATCAAAGAATTTAAAATACAATTTAGAGACTTACCAAATTGGGAAAAAGGAACACCTAAGCGTGTTAACAACTTAACTAAGTATACGCTAAAATACGAAAAAACTGGTCGCTGTGGCGTAGGCCATGTTATGGCAGCAATCAATTGGAATCGTTTGCGTAAGATGCACGGCGACAATTATAGCGGCGCCATTTCTGATGGACAAAAAGTTATTGTGTGCAAATTAAGGTCTAACCCAATGGGACTTACTAGTGTTGCGTATCCTACTGATCAGACCCATTTGCCGGAATGGTTTAAAGAATTACCATTTGACCAGAGCCTCATGGAAGATACCATTGTTACACAA